GTGCCACCAGAAGCAAGTACTTTACGTTTTGCCGCTCTTCCCGCTTTTCTAGCTGCTCTTCTTGTTGTTGCCATTTTTATCCTTGTGCTACAGGAGCTATTTGTGGAACAGCTCTTGCCGCATCCATATTAGGGCTCACCATTGTTTGTGACTGTCCACCAGCGCCTAAACTGCTTGTGAATAACTGATAGTGCATACCAGACCGTTGTTGGTTACCTGCAAACTCGGCGTCTTTCATGTATGCCCTATAAAGAACATAATCAATAATTGCATTTGCATATGTGTCATCCAAATAGCTTACAGCGCTACCGGTGTTTGCAAAATCTGTTGGGCTTCTAGAAAAAACAATCTCTACATACGCATTACCCGCAACTCCAGGGTATACATAATATTTACGGGGGTCATCTTCATCAAACACATAATGTTTAACTACTGTTGTGTGCGCCGCATCGCCTGAAACGGTTGGGTCATGCCAATTTGGTTCTTGAGAATCTAAAATCTCACGGTCGACGATACGAATAACTCTTTTGCCCGTTGCGCTGCTGCCTGTTGCAGACATGTTACGAACTACTTTTATTAGCCTTAACCCTACGTCCGGTATGGTTTGTTCCGTACCTGTAACTAATTGTACATTACCATGGTCCGCGGCTGCGTCCGGTCTTAGATTAACAATCTCTCGTTGTGCATCATTCATATAACGCAACAACTCCGCGTCAAGCCATCTGACGCCTGTTGTATCTTGTAACGTGTCTCTTATCCTTAAAAGAAGGTTAGCGGCTGTAATTGTGCCTGCCATCTACTTTATACCTCAATAATAATGTCTTTTGCTTTCTTCTTAGCTACTTTCTTTTTGGGAGCAGCTTTTTTGGGTTCTGGTTTAGGTTCAGGTGTTACATCTTTTACTTCTGTGCAACCTGCTTGTATGCATTCGTATCCTAAATCGTCGCCAACTTGCTTAATTTCTCCCGCTTTAATAGTAACGGCTGCACCCCAAGGTGCAGAAACATATGTGTCAACTTGCGCTGTAATTTTCAATTTCCTATCTCCTTAAAATAATGTGGGTAGTCCCGAAGAACTACCCACAAGACTCAACTTAGTATGCCACGTCTAAGCGGATAACACCAAAGTCTTCAACAGCACCGTTGTGGTCACTGTTGTACTTAGGTTTCCTAAAGCCAAGGATCTTACCAATTGAGATACCGTTTTGGTTCCCGTAGTCGAAAGAATCTTCAACTATTTCAGGGAGACCGATATCAGCCATAGCAAGAGCTTGTGCTCCACAGAATAAGCAAGCTGCGCCATTAATATCAGCATCAGCACCCCACTTATATCCGGCAGAACCAGCATTAGATGATGTTCCAGTAGTTGCGCCTGATGTGTTAAACACATGTCGGAACTCATGGATCATAACGCCATCAACCATAAGGCTTGAAGAACCTGAAAACAATGTGCTTTCCGGTCCTCTTACTCCAGCATTCCTGACGTTAGCTAGGAAGTCTGAATCAAGTTTAAGGTCAGCCATAACTTGAGGAGTCACAAATAAGTGATAAACCTCGTCGCCGCCTGAACCTCTCAAACCACGGATATAGTTATCCTTAGCATAGGCTTTAAGAGCAACGATAGTTTTGTACTGAATAGTGTCAGCAGCTACAGTAGCCGTAACATCTCCAGCAACAAGACCATTAGTTGCATCCCATCTTCTATGCCTGTTGGTTGTTGGTGTTGAAACGTCACTTGCAAAAGCAAGGTCACCTAGGTTCTGACCAGTGTTCATAACTGATCTTAGGGCACCGTTGTTTTTGTTAGTGTACGCTATTCCAGATAGCGTCATAAACGCTACTTGGTCTATACGATCTGCCATTGCATACGCAAGGGCGTCTCTTGAATGCTCACGAAAGTTGACAACTGATTTTTGATCAGCAAGACGTCCAGCAAGACGGTTTGCGAATCTCATTTGATCAAGTTGTACAACAATATCGTATGCTCTCAATGACTCTTCATTACCTTCGAGAGTGTAGTCTCCAATGATACCATCTCCGGTCATGTCAGCTAGAAGGGTAATTACCGCTCTTGCTCCTTTCTCAGATTTGGTAAGTTCAGAAATAGACTGAACCATAGCATTAGGGCCACTGCCCGCGAATTGGTTAATGAAGGACATATTCCGAGCAACACGCCAGAAATCACGTGACCAAATAGTGAGCTGTTCACTGGTCAGTGATGCAAAGTTAGTATTTGCCATTTGAATACTCCAAATTAATAGA